GCTCGCTACCGGTCAGGTACTCGCAGTCGCCTATCCGCCTACGACCATCAAGATAGTAGTACCGGCATATGCCACACCTCAGCTAGGTGACTATCAGATAGGTGATGATGCTCGACTCGTCATCCAGGATGAGCGATTCCCTGGGACACTAGATGCTATCTACCGCATAGTCGGACTATCAGTACAGCCAGGTGAGGATGGGCCAGAGCGCGTGACCCTGACCCTGACTACGACTACGAACTGAGGACTCATGGCATATATCAATCAGCCCTTCGATCTGCGCATGATTATGTCTGACCTAGATCAGAGACTGCGCAAGCTAGAAACAGCGCAGAGACTTACAGCTCCCAATGTGGACTTTGATACGAGCACACCTACAAATCCACGCGTGGGCGATATGTACTACGACACCGATGCTGACCTGCTCAAATACTGGAATGGCACAGCGTTCATAGAGATAGCTGACAACAACCTGTCTCCGACCATCATCACTACCAACCCTGTGCTGAAAACTGTGAACAACAACATCGTCTATACCGGCACACCTGTGACAGTAGAGGGCGAGCGCGTGGGCAAGATGCTGACAGCCTATGCAGAGATACTCGGTACGACTGTCACCAACTGGGGGACTGGTCAGATTTACTTCACCCTTCCTGCAGGTTTCCCTACCTTTGCACACGATGTTGTAGCTCCTGGATATATCACAGACAACGGCAACACCTACACCATCTTCGGATTACTAGCGCAGGGCTCATCCAATATGTATCTATGGTCGCCTACATCTAACGGCGGATCAGATATCGTAGATCACAACTCGCCTACAGTCCTAGATGCCACATCCAAAATCATCCTCAACGGCGTAGCCATCATTGCGTAACTGTTATCATCTGACACATGACAGCGAACGACTGGGCAGGGTTGATACTTGCCTTCACATCCATCACAGGCTCACTAGCTATAGCGGTGCGGTTTCTTGTGAAGCACTATCTCGTGGAACTCAAGCCGAATAGTGGCTCATCTATGAAGGATCGAGTCGTTGAGATCGAGAAGAAGATAGACAAACTAGAGAGTCGAGTAGATGAGATATATGCTCTACTCGTAGCCAAACGGACAAAGAGGTAGGCATGGATATCGTATCTGTAGCTAGAGGCGAACTCGGATACCAAGAGGGCGCAAATAACGACACAAAGTATGGCAAGTGGTATGGGCTCAACAACAATCCCTGGTGCGCGATGTTCGTATCGTGGTGTTTCACGCAGGTGGGACAGTCAGCATCAGTAGCAGCCTCTACTAAGAAGGGTTTTGCATCATGCGATGCAGGGCTCAAGTGGTTTTCTAAGAAGGGCAGACTCATCCCTATTGGTCAGGCACAGCCAGGGGATATCGCGTTCTTTCAGTTTGATGACGATGCACAGCCAGATCATGTAGGCATCGTGGTCAAAAATGATGGAAAGAAGAACCTGTGGTGTATCGAGGGCAATACAGCCGCAGACAAAAGAGGCTCACAGTCAAATGGAGATGGTGTATATCGAAAGAAGCGCGCCTACTCTCTAGTCATGGCTGTAGCTCGACCTAACTAGGAGAAATATGAAACCGCAACACTTACAAGCACTCAAGTCAGCACTCCGCCACTTCGTACTAACAGCAACGAGCCTATATCTCGCAGGAGTGACTGATATCAAGGCTCTCGGTTTAGCAACAGCAGCAGCCATCGTTGGGCCTGCTATTCGCGGCATTGACAAAACTGATCCTGTATTCGGGCGCATCGCTGATGTAGTAGATGTAGAGCTCGACAAACTTGCAAAGAAATCACGCAAGAAAAAGGCATAGACTTCCCTACCTCCATTGGGAAACGCCGAGGGGGTCAGACACGCACCTGACCCCTATCGGTATCTATAAAGGACTACTTGAGAGTCTGTGTTAGGGTATGCGCGGAGGTGGGATATGGCGTTAGGTGACACACTAGATGCGATGGCAAGTCGCGCTCGCAGATCAACAGGCTGTCCATATATGGCTCTGTATAGCTCGCTATCTAAAGAGGATCAGAAAGCACTAGATAAGGCGTGGGAGAAACAGATACCACTCAGCCTGATAGTGAAGGCACTCAGGCAGGAGGGACATAAGACCTCCAACGATGCCCTGAGAGCCCATCGCAAGGGCGAGTGCAAATGTCCAAAATAGAGAACATCCTCGCATCTCGGCAGGATGAGTATGGCGATGCAGTAGATAACTTTGAAAAGATAGGCAAAATCTGGGGAGCTCTACTAGAGATAGACCCCGTCCCCCCATATCAGGTCGCTCTGATGATGGATGCTCTGAAAACTGTCCGGCTGTTTCGATCTCCTGACCATGAGGACTCCTGGCTAGATAAACAGGGCTACACACAGCATGGATATGAGATAGCTACACAATGAGCCTAGAGGACAAACTCAACAGTCTCCCAGAGGGTATCGAGTCCTCTGATGTGAGAGAGCTACGATCTGTTATCTTCCGACTGCAGAAACAGCTACTCAAGGCGAAAACAAAGACAGACGACCTAGTAGAGGCGACCCATCAGGCTGCCTATGATGCGATGCTGACCTATGGGCCTGTCAAAAATGTGACCCCTCCGCCGGTGGATAAACGCAAGGCGAGAGTCGAGGTAGCCCTGTGGCATATGACCGACTGGCAGGGGGCAAAGCGCACCACGAGCTATGACTCTCAGGTGATGAATCGCAGAGTCCTACAGTTTGCCGAGCGAGCTGTACGCATTACCGAGATACAGAGAGCTGACCATCCTGTGAAAGAGTGTGTGATCCTCTTTGGCGGAGATATGGTCGAGGGACTATTCAACTTCCCTACCCAGGCATTCGAGATAGATGCCACCTTATTCGAGCAGTATGTGACTGTATCTAGACTCTGTGTGGATGTAGTGCGGTATGCGCTCGCCCACTATGAGAGGGTGACAGTCGTACCTGAGTGGGGCAATCATGGGCGCATCGGATCGAAGCGCGACAATGTGCCGAGATCAGACAACTTTGACCGGATGTGCTACGAGCTAGCCCGACAACTCCTACAGGGTGAGAAACGCCTGACATGGCAGGAGTGTCCAGAGGACTGGCAGAAGGTCGAGATAGGCAACTACCGAGCTGTACTGATACATGGCGATGAGATAGGTCGAAATGGGTACGCGAGCCCTGCGGCTATAGTCCAACATATGAATAGATGGAGATCAGGGGCTCTACCCTGGGAGTTCCGCGATGTCTATGTCGGTCACTATCACACACACGCTGAGTGGCCGATGGCTAACGGACATGGAGCTGTATATCAAACAGGATCGACAGAGAGCGATAACAGATACGCAGGAGTCATGCTCGCAGCATCAGCTACTCCATCACAGCGACTACATTTCATAGACCCTGAGAAGGGGCGTGTCACGGCTGGATATAAGGTCTGGCTGGACTAGGTTAGGTCATCGGAGGAGGCGTTATGACACAGATGACTGCAGTATCCCTGTTCGCAGGTATCGGAGGCTTTGATCTAGTTCTAGAGCGTAATGGGGTCAAAGTCGTAGCATCAGTAGAGATAGACAAACACGCGCAGGGTGTACTGCGCAAACAGTTCCCAAACAGTCAGATACTAGGCGATATCCAGGAGGTATCAGGTGAGCAACTCATTAGCGCAGGATTTACTCCGCAACACGGAGTCATCGTTGGAGGATTTCCATGCCAAGACTTGTCTGTGGCAGGGAAACGAGCAGGGCTCGCAGGAGCTAGGTCTGGACTTTTCTGGGAAATCTGCAGACTCCTTGATGAAACGAAGGCGCGGTATTTCATCCTTGAAAATGTCCCTGGTCTGCTCACATCTAGTGGAGGAAGGGATATGGGAGTCGTCATCGGGGCGTTGGCTGAAAGGGGGTATAGCATCGCGTGGCGTGTGCTTGATGCTCAATACTTCGGAGTCCCCCAAAGACGGCGCAGAATCTTCATTGTCGGATGTCTTGGAGACGACTGGAGAACACCTGCAGAAGTACTCGATCTCGCCGAAGGCAGCGCAGGGGATACTCCGCCGAGCAGGAAGAAGGGGCAAGACCCTACCGACTCAGCTACAGACAGCGTTGGAGCAGGTAGCAGGGCTGGAAACTTCGAGCTCTACGATTTCCCCACCGGAGAAGTAAGCCCATCGCTCAATGCATCGCGAGCGCATGACACGATGACATGGTGGGATGGATCAACAACGGCACAGGCTCTGACAGCCACCTCGAACGAACAACGGATGCCCGATAAGGGCAGGATGCAGATGGTGTTGATAGATGAACCTACTGTGGGCAGTCAAGACTAGACGGGCTCAGACTGTTGAGGATAACGAGTCATGGGCGATGGGGGGGGTAGTACCTACCTTGAATGTATTTGATAACGCACACGAGACACGAGCTACTGTCATCGTTTTCTATGGCAATCGCGTGGATGACATACGCATCCAGGATGACAAAATCAACACGCTACAGGCGCGTATGGGAACAGGTGGGAACAATATGCCGATGGTCTATCAGGAGGGTGAGGATGAGACAGTCGCCTACTCGATACGAGAGGATGCAAAGGCTGACACTTTCTCAGCTACACCTACAGATACAGCCCTAGCACTACAGGCTCATCAGCCATCAGTACAGAGCCATCATGCTCAGTTATTCGTAGCTCAGACATTTGATACCTATAACCAGACGACTAGCGATACAGCGCAGACTCTGAGATCAGGTACAGATATGGACAAGATGGGAGTGGTGTATATGGATCAACCTATGGTGATGCAGGATCGAGAGGGCAAACCTGGGGGCGGTAAGGGGCCGTTGGTATCCGATACCTCGTTCTCGCTGCGTACTTCTAACTTTCAGACACTCTTCACATCTACTGTCAGACGACTGACACCTACAGAGTGTGAGCGACTACAGGGCTTCCCTGATGGATGGACTGAGGGACAGGCTGATAGCCATCGCTACAAACAGCTCGGCAACGCTGTGGCTGTACCGGTGGTGGACTGGCTCATCAGTAGATTGGTAGCCTCGAACGAGTCTATGGAGTCATCTACAGAGTAGGGATGCTCTCTACGGCAGTCCCCACAGGAGAGGCACATTAGTCCTCATCCTCATCTATAAAGTCATCCACATCATCTGTGCGGATATCTAGATTGTTTGCTTTGCAGAACTCAATAGCACCCATGAATAGAGCCATAGCTCGATTGCTCATGTCTTGCATCTGATCTGGATATTTGAAGTCCGACTCCACCTCAACGATTAGGTTGAACAGACTCATATGTACTCTGGCTGACATAGCCCACCCCCTGACCCCTGAGTATGCCACTCATTACATCTAGGGCGTGGCGGTACTTCCATATGTCGGTGGTAGCCCCTAAAGTCTGACCCGACCCTGGGCGCGTTGCGCCCCCTACAGAAAGAAGGCACATCATGGCGTTTGACTTGAACGCGTATGAGACAGTCGCGGAAAGATTACAGCGAGCTCACTCAGACCACGCTGACCTCCGCATCATCACAGAGATCGTGGACATCGTGCGCGATCCTCAGACACTCCGACCTCTGCAGTACATCGTGAAGGCATCGGTGTACTACGGCGACATCCTCAAGGCTGTGGACTATGCCGAGGAGATGGTGGGCTCTAGCTCTGTGAACAAGTACTCAGCTCTAGAGAACTGTTCTACCTCGGCTGCAGGTCGCGCACTCAGCATGGCTGGATATCTCGGTGTCGATCCAAACAGCAAGAAGCCAACACGCCCTACTCGTAATGAGATGGAAAAAGTAGAGCGCGCTAAGAGTGCAGATACAAAACCTGCGCTCGCAGTCAAAGTACCAACGCCTGAAGAAATAGCGAAGGCTGCAATCCTCATCCCGACTATCGCACACATCCCTACCAAAGATGACCTCAAGGCTATCTATAAAGAGAACGAGAGCATCCTAGAAGTACGAGTGGATGGAGTGACTCTGCTAGATGCCATCAACAAGAGGCTCGTGCAACTGTGATAGACCGCAACAAGGTACGCATAGCGAGTAATGCACAACGCACCTCGATACTCGCAGCAGAGAAGGCTCTGCCGAGATCAGGAACAAAACGGCGCAGAGTGTATGACTACATCGTCAATCGTGGACTACATGGTGCGACTGATGATGAGATACAAGATGCTCTAGGTATAGATGGAAATACAGTCAGACCTACTCGTGGCGGTCTAGTCGAGGATGGACACATCATAGACACCGGCACTACACGGAAAAACAAACACGGAAACGAGTGCATCGTATGGCGATGTACAGAGGAGGGAATGTTGTTGTGAGTGATAAACAAAACAAGTTCAAACCTAGTCAGGGGTTTGTGATAGCGGTGATACAGAATGCACAGGCTATCCGAGTGGTAGCTGAGGCTCTAGAGACTTTCCCTGAGACTCTAGGTGAGGCGTTAGAAAAGACAGGGTTTCAGTTAGTAGCTGACCCTTTCGATCTCACAGCCGATGCGACAAAACTCATCATCGCCCAGGAGAAACAGAAAACGCAGGGCATCCGCCTAGTCAAAGAGGAGGCTACTGATGACACAGGTAGTGACACCGCAGCAGATTGAGAGTCGTCTGTATCAACTATCCAAAGAGGTAGATGTGGCGCATCAGGAACTTGTGTCATGTGAGATGTCGTATCACACGGCTGTCGCTGACTATGAGATAGGTCTAGCCAAATCTCGACTAGAACTAGCAGGTCGCTCATCCCCTACAGGTAGGAACTACACAGTAGGCGAGCGCGAGGACATCGCACTTGTGGCGAACGCTGAGAAACACATGACCATCGCTACTGAGGAGGCAAAAGTGAAAGCCTCTAGAGCGAATGTGAACAGACTGCAGACACAGGTGAAAATCGCTCAATCTATGAGTGCATCTGTGCGAGCGAGTATGGATGTGTCATGAGTGAGGCAGAGCTACGAGCAAAAATAGCCGAGGAGATTAGGTCTATAGACCTCTCTGAGGGCAAAGAGATATCGTCAGATTGGTATGCCGCATCTCTGCGTGTTCAGATGATATGCGCGATAGTGGCACAAAATGGACTACCGGAGGCAAAGAATGATTGATTTACAGGGAACTGTTGTGAAATCTCTGCAGGGCTACGATGCTACGAGAGATCGTAGTCTGCAGGTAGATATCGGGCCGAGCAGTTTAGGCGGATGTCGTAGGCGTGTATGGCACGAGCTAAAGCAAACGCCCAAACTCAATGAGACAGAATCACTCGGAGCTATCCTGGGTACTTTTATCCACGCAGGTATGGAGAAAGTGATGTCACGCCAAGACCCCTTCGGCGATAACTACCTCATAGAGATAGAGATTGAGCATGATGGTCTGCGCGGTCATTGCGACCTGTTCATCAAAGACCTCGGACTCGTAGTGGACTTCAAGACGACTACAAAGTCAGGGCTGAGATATCTCAACGACAGACAGAAACTGTGGCAGATACATACCTATGGGTATCTCCTGTCCAAGAACGGCTATGAGGTCAAAGAGGTCGCGCTCGTGGGTATCCCTCGTGACGGCAAGATGACCGATATCAAGGTGGTGCAAGAGCCATATAGCGAGCTGACTGCACTAGAGGCACTTGAGTGGCTCAGAGATATCAAAGAGATAGTGAGTACAGATGCAGAACCCCCTGCACCTGAGAAGTTCGTTGGATTCTGTAAGGACTACTGCCCCTACTTTGATCCAACGGGGGTGTCTGGATGCCCAAGTATGGCGAAGTAGATTGGGATCAGGCTGAGTGCAAGGGCAGTATCTACACAGACCTGTTCTACACAGTCGAGGAACAACGCTCGATCCTGCAGTACGAGTACATCAACGCGCTGCGCTCGGTCTGCGCTCGCTGTCCTATCTGGGCATCATGCCTGGCATACGCGATGGAGAACGAGGACTATGGCGTGTGGGGTGGCATGACGAGCATGGAGCGTGTATCAATGCGTGACCCTAGAAAGTATCCGAATCAACGAGCTAGGGCGGTGGGAGAACTAGCTCTGTATGGCATCACATACAGGCAGATATTGGAGTGTATGTGAGCATCAGACTGATGGCAGAGGTGTGGCGCACCGACCTACCTACGACAGAGAAGATGGTCTTGCTAGTGATAGCGGATCACGCAAACGATGAGGGTACGCAGTCCTATCCGGCACAGGCGACCATCGCTAGCAAGGCATCTATCTCGATCCGAACTGTGCAGAGGGCTGTGAATACCCTCTGCGAGCTCGGCTATATCAGGATGTTCAAACACTCAGGGGGCTCGGCAGGATGTCGCGAGGATCGCAGACCACATCTGTATCAGATAAATATCAACAGATTACGAGGCGACAGTATGACGGGGCGTACCGATGTCGCTGACGGGGCGACAATGACGACATCTACGGGGCGACAATCACGCCCTAAGAACCATCCTTTAGAACCATCATTGAAACACCACTTCGATGTGTTTTGGTCTATCTATCCGAGAAAGGTGGCAAAACAGGCTGCACTCAAAGCGTTTGTGAAAGCCCTGCAGGTAGCTACAGCCGAGGAGATATGTCAGGGGGCGCAGAAGTACGCAGATGATCCGAATCGACATCCGAGTTATACAGCCCACGCAGCCACATGGCTCAATGCCCACCGGTGGAACGATGAGCCACTACCTCCGAGAGAGCTCTCAAAAGAGGAGAAAGAGGCGCAGGAGAAGGCTGAGAAACAGAGGCGCAGACAGATCGAGGAGCAGGAGACTGCTCAGTATTTTCAGGAGCTAGATGAGGCGAGGCGCAGGGCTGTACCGATGCCCGAACAACTGCGTGACCTAGTACACAAACGCTCACGCTCAACCTGAGAAAGAGTGTTATCCTATCTGTAATCATTACACCACGAGGAGGTGTCATGGAACGGATAGTCAGTCCAGGTGAGGTGTCATTTGGCGACCAAGTGGTCATCAACAAACACACCTATACAGTCAAGAGCACATTCGGCCCTGACCGGATAGGCACATATGACTTCTATGTCATAGACGAGACAGGTCGAGATCATCTTGAGATTGTGAATGGAGCAGTTACACTCCGAGTGTGATCTCATTTTTCGTTGATGGCAGACCCATACCCCAGGGGTCTATGAAGGTCATCAACGGCTACATCATCCACACGCAGGGCTCTGCGCTCGCCGCGTGGCGGTCAGCTATCGCCTTAGGAGCTCGACAGGCAGGGGCTCTACCGCGTGAGGGCGCAATAAGTATTGAGATGTCATTTGTGATGCCTAAACCTCGGACTGTGACCCGATCTCACCCCACAGTCGCGCCTGACCTCGACAAACTCGTCAGGGCTGTCCTGGATGGGCTCACCGCCATCGCCTACAGGGATGACTCTCAGGTCACATCCCTGATAGCTCGGAAGGACTATGGCGAGCGCATAGGCGTGGATATCACCCTATGGACACCGACTCCGACACTTCTCTAGGGGTACTTGTAATTGGTAGGGGGTAGGCGTACCTTCTTGTCTGCAGGGGGAACAGTCCCCCACCTACATGGAGGCAGATATGAAGTACGAACTCAAAAACATCAAGACTCTCAATACACACGATGGCGTGGCATGGACAGCTACTGTGTACAAGGATGGCAAGCGCATCGGTACTGCAGAGGATCGAGGCGATGGTGGTAGCACATGGTTATATCTAGACAATCGTGCAGAGGAAGATGCGCTCGTAGCATGGTGCGCTGAGGCATCAAAGAACTCAGGTATGTGGATGGCGCAGTATGCAACAGAAACTATCAAGACACATCATGTAGGTGGCGAAAAAGATGGCACAGCGACCTTCGAACTACGCTTCAACGATGAGATGGCACTTGCATACCTCATGGAGGTAGCAGACCTCGACAAGCGCGCCAAGAAAAACATCATCTTTCGAGTGCCAAATGGCAACGACCCACTCACTCATGTAGATACACATGACACATACAGACTTTCAGGTCAGAGTATGGCAACAGCAACGCCACCATCCATCGCACAAGCACTCGTGTATATCACTAGCAAACACAGCAACGCAGAAGTGTGGGACTTCCGCGACCACGCATGGATATCTGCATCAGCGATGCTAGAGGATATGCGCGGATATCTACCTGTACAGGTAGGTGCATAGTCATGGCTCGCAGAGTGCGCGTATATCTAGAGAATGGCGAGTATGTACTCGCACCAAGAGATGTCGTATCTGACATGGTAGGCATCACCGAATACGGCGACCTGATAGTCAAATGTGACTATCCATATGACACAAAAGGTCAGAACTATCTAGGACTGACATCATGCTGTGGCGCAACTGCCAAAGGCTGTGATGGATATGTTGGATGTCGCGAGTGTTATCGCGAAATCGACTCGTTTCTAGGCTCACCTCTAGGAGATAGCGATGTATATCTGAAAGTGAGGGCATCATGAGTACACAGACATATGAGGGATGGAAGAACAGAGCCACCTGGAACTGTGCGTTATGGATCAACAACGAGTATCCGATGTACAAGGCAGCCTGTGAGTTCATGCGTATGTACAAAGGCAGAGAGCCATATCGGGAGTACATCAGATGGCTATCTCTAGAGGATGGTCGTACTCCTGATGGTTTCAAATGGCTTGGCACACGCCTGAGCTACGATGAACTGAATGACATGATGAGGGAGATGCTGTCATGAGTCTGACTGTACGAGAGGTATATGAGTGGCACATGGAGAATGCACGAGAGTGCATAGGTAGAGCAGACTTGAAAGAACAGGCAGAGATGCACCTCGACTTCGCCAAAGCATTACAGCCACACTTGCCACCGCCACCATGCAGTATGTGTCGCGGATCAGGAACGCAAATCATCAGCGATAGCGAGTCATATGAGGTACTGCCCTGTGACTGTCAGATGCCATGAGTGTTGGGGCGAAAGAGCCTATCTGCGCGTGGTGTGGCACATCCGGTGGGTTCGCGAACAGACTCATAATCGGACTAGATACACAGGGAGAGCTACTCGCAGAGTGCGAGTGGTGCGCATCAACTGAGTACTTTAGAAGGAAGGCGGCAAATGGAGATGGCAACTAGAACAAAACTGACACGCAGAGGATGGATAGTGCTCGTCATCATCCCCTCAATCCTGCTCGGACTTCTGTTCTCATATGTGACACGCGATGTGTGCTATGTGGGGACTGAGTATGGCAACGCGCTCGGATATGGCTCATGCAGTAAGTGGATAGATCAGATAGTGGAGGAAGGCAGATGAAGTACGAGTTTCTAGTGCAGGTGACTGAGGATGGCTCTATCTCGTTCAGTCAGAAATACACATCGGCTGTAGATGCAGTCCGAGCCTACGACTCGTTCAGGGACTATGGCACTTGCAAGTATTGGCGCGAGATAGTCCTCGTAGAGCCAAACGGCAAAGGTCACGGCAAAATGTTCGAAGCACCTGAGCTACGACCATCAGATAGACTTGGCAGAGTCCAAATACCAACCTGAAAGGGGTAAGAGATGGACAAGATGATAACTAGATGTACCTGTGGCACATGGAAATATGGTGATGCCACCTGCCAAGTATGTAAGGCATTGGAGGCTAGGGGCTAGCCATAAGCCTCATCAGACGAGCACTCGTAGTCGCCCTCCTGGGGGTTGGGCTCGTTATCCCTGCACACTCACACGCACCTGTGATGACTCCTGCTCAAAAGAAGCAGTTTGTAATCTCACAGATGCCTCCAAAGGTGTACGCAAAGCACCTAGTAGCCAAAGAGTTCCCTGGGGCAGACAGGCAGTTCAAATGTCTAGCTACCCTGTGGGGCAAAGAGTCAGCGTGGAATCACACGGCAAAGTCACCCTCACATGACTATGGCATCCCTCAGAGGCACATGAGTCATAACACGAAGGCTCAGATAGCTGACTTCCTAGCCCACCCACATCCGCAGATCGAGTGGGGGCTCGGCTATATCAAGCACAGATACCAAACTCCATGCAAAGCGTTACACTCCTGGCTATCTAGAGCAGACAAAAACGGCAGAGGAGGCTGGTACTGATGAGCACAATCATCCCCATCCATATCGAGCGACCTATCCCACATCTAGACGATGATGAAATCTATGAGGATGATGACGAGGACTAGGTATTGGACAAGAAGATAGTGGCGATAGTCGAGGAGAGGGCAGGTGGGTACTGTGAAGTCTGTGGACTACCGGCACTCCCATCTATGGCTCTGCATCACAGAAAACTGCGTTCTAGAGGTGGGAAAGACACAGCTAGCAATCTCATACGAGTACATCACGGCTGCCACAACCTCAAAACGACTAGCATCCACAACAACCCTGACTATGCGACTCAGAAAGGGTGGATGGTCGGGTCATGGCAAGAGCCATCTCAAGTGCCGTTCTCTAGACCAGATGGATCAGTCGTACTGTTACAAGATGATGGTAGAGTCAGCGTTCTCATGGAAGGTGAGTGATATATGGAGATCAAAGTCAAGGGCAGAGTCGGTAGCGACCCTGAGATCAAATTCGTCACAAAGGATCAACTACCGCTTGCGACATTCAGCATCGCCTACACACCACGCAGCAGAAAAGGTGGGGAGTGGGTAGATGGCGAGACGATGTGGTTCAGAGTAGCTCTGTTCGGCGCAAAGGCTGAGGCTGTAGCTGACACCATCAAAAAGGGTGACGAGGTACTCGTGCTCGGTAGTGTCAAACAATCGACATTTCAGGGCAGAGATGGATCAGAAAAAACCGCTTTAGAGATTACAGCGAGCGAGGTTGCGCTAGTGCCGCGACTACAAAAGGGATCGACAAGACCCCCTGCTAGTCAGCCTGATGCGTATGACCCAGGATGGTAGATGAATCTCTGATGACCTCAGTAGAGGTCGCCGAGCTACTAGGTATCACGCTCAACAATCTGAGGCAGATACAGCATCGGAAACAGCTCACATATGTGTCCAAACTAGGTCGCAAGGTGTACTACAGACGCGAGGATGTGGCGCGCTTTCAGGCGAAGCGACAGGAGAAACATGGCAGACCTTGAAACATTACAGACCATGATGAGAGCTCTAGAGCATCAGACTCGGAACAACATCATCAGGGAAATAGAGGCATTTGCCGGTGACTACCATCATCACATAGATGGTCGAGATGTGGTCATCGTGGAGCAACTCCTAGACTTTCTCAGAGGAGTACCGAGTGATAAGTGACGATCCACAGATAGCAGTCATCCTACAGACAGTCGCAGAGCGCATACGCGCTCGCGGATACGAGAACCTAGCCTTCAAAATAGAGAACCTGCTAGACCTCCATCGGGAGGAGCTAGAGGAGGAGCTCAAGCGCAAACCGCGTAAGTAGTTCTATGATCTGCGCATGAGCGTAGTCATCACAGAGGACATCTCGGTAGCCGATATAGACGAGGCTATCCGGCATACATACGCCATGCTCAAAACTGATGAGTATGGCAATCGCATGAACTGGAGAAAGCGCGAGATGCTACAGAGCTCCATAGATGATCTCCTAGATGCCCGACTCAATCTGATACAAAAGGGCAACGCTTTCCCTGATGACTAGAGAGATACGCATCGGCAGTAGCTGGCTCATCATTGGCGTTGCGCGGTGTTTTGGTTTAGGCTTCCACATAGATAGATATTCACTCGGCATAGATATCGGCCCGTTCTATATCTGGCTTGAGTTCTGAGGAGGCGCACATGGATACGATGACCGTACCCATCAGCTCGCTCACACTCGATCCATCAAACGCTCGCAAACACTCTGAGGTCAATCTCAGGGCTATCGCTAATAGTCTGCGCCGCTTCGGTCAGCGTAAGCCGATAGTCGTACAGGGCAGTACAGTCCTAGCAGGTAATGGGACAATAGAGGCTGCCAAGAGCATCGGATGGACAGAGATAGTGATAGTGCGAGTACCGGATGAGTGGGATAGCGATACAGCGAAAGCCTACGCGCTCGCAGACAATCGCTCCGCAGAGCTCGCAGAGTGGGATGAGGTAGTCCTCGCCCAACAACTCATGGAGCTACAGGATGAGGGATGGGATATCGCAGACATCGGCTTCGAGGCTGCAGTCGCAGAGGTACGATCTCTAGAGGATGCCTTCGCAGATGTGCCTACAGGCGAGCGCGATGATGCCACCCAGATGACCTTCACGATGACCCTAGTACAGGCAGAGCTCATCAGCCACGCCATCAAACAGTCAAAACAGGCTCACGATTTCACAGACTCAGACAACAAAAACAGCAACGGCAATGCACTATGGGCGATATGTCAGGAGTGGCTAGATGCCATCAGCCAAAGAGCTCAGGGTTGAGCCGATAGCCTCTAGCGATGCTATGGCATTCGTGCGCAAGCATCACTACTCAGGCAAAGTCGATCCTCGATCTCAGCTACATCTCGGAGTCTTTCTCAAGGGGAGACTAGAGGGCTGTATGCAGTTCGGCCCATCCATAGACAAAAACAAGACCATCGGGCTAGTCAAAGACACCCCCTGGAACGGCTTCATGGAGCTGAACAGACTCGCATTCTCTGATCTGCTGCCTAAGAACAGCGAGAGCAGAGCCCTATCTATAGCCATGCGCCTGATACGCAAACACGCTCCTCATGTGGAGTGGATACTCAGCTACGCAGATGGGACTCAATGTGGGGATGGGACTATCTACCGAGCATCAGGCTTCAAGCTGATAGGCATCAAACAGAACAACTCTATGTGGCGTATGCCTGATGGAGAGGTCGTAGCCAAAATAGTCCTAGAGCCAGGCTTTAGCCCTAACGCAGGGAAGGGCAGTATCAAGGCTCGCTATGGCAAGACCGGCACAGAGACATCTACATCGTTCCTCAAGCGCATAGGCGCGGAGTGTTTGCCTGGCTTTCAGCTCAGATACTTGTATCCTCTGCACGAGACAGTTTTGGATAGGCTCACAGTACCTATCCTCCCCTTTTCTGCGATAGACGAGTATGGGGCTCGTATGTATCGCGGAATACGCCCTGGAAGCATTGACAGCGATGCATCTAGCTCCCTGCTAGACCAAGACGGTGCAAATCCGATCTCAGGGCTCGATACCATCGTGAGCGAGGTGTAATCCCACCATGCCGACTCACAATGCAGTACCAGAGCCAGAACAGCTAGACCGAGAGCTCAAAGTCCTCGAACTACGCAGGGCTGGACTCACATGGCAGCGTATAGCTGAACAGGTTGGATATGCAGACCACTCAGGCGCATATCTAGCCTACAAACGAGCCCTCAAGCGTGTGCTGCAACAGCCAGCCGAGGAGCTACGACAGGCAGAGATAGATCGACTAGATCGACTACAGCTCGCCGCGTGGCCCAACGCGATGAAGGGTGACAACTCAGCTATAGCGACTGTACTGAGGATCATGGAGCGTAGAGCGAAACTCATGGGACTAGATATGCCGGTCAAAATCGCTCAGGATGTGACCGTATGGGATGGAGGCGAGAGCATTGACAGAGCAGTACGCGACCTTGCCGAGCTACTCAGACAAAACTCTGCAGATAGCTCAGTCGAGAGTCCAATGGCAGGAGATACAGGCGAGATCGAATCAGCTACCACCGGAGACGATGTGGCAAGTGTGGATGATTCTGTCGGGGCGCGGATGGGGCAAGACGAGGACAGGGGCGGAGTGGATAGTGTACGAGGCGATAACACGCCCGAACACGAGATGGGCAGTAGTAGCTAGGACTCACGCAGATGTCCGAGATACCTGCTTCGAGGGTGAGTCAGGTGTGCTCTCTGTGCTCAAACGCTATGGGCTCTACTCAGAGCAGGAGTACAACAGATCACGAACAAAGATAAACCTGCCAAACGGCTCAATGATAAAGGGCTTTTCTGCCGAGGAGCCAGATACCCTGCGTGGCCCACAGCATCATGGCGCATGGTGTGACGAGCTAGCAGCCTGGGAGTACGAGGACACCTGGGATCAACTCCAGTTCGGCCTCCGACTAGGCGAGAATCCGCGTGTAGTGGTCACTACTACGCCTAGACCTACACAGCTCATACGCGATCTCGTATCTCGATCTACTACCTATGTGACTAGAGGCTCGACCTTTGACAATGCAGCCAACCTCAGCTCTATCGCGCTCGCCGAGCTACAGGCTCGATATAACGAGACCAGACTAGGTAGGCAGGAGCTATATGGGGAAATCCTGGAGGATGTCGAGGGTGCTCTCTGGACTAGAGGGCTCATAGAGCGATGCAGAGTCGAGGAACGGCCTCATCTCTCACGCATAGTCGTATCTATAGACCCTGCAGTCACCAATACCGCTAGCTCTGATGAGACTGGCATAGTCGTAGCTGGATGCGATACATCCGGTCATGGATATCTCATAGCTGACCACTCTATGCGCGGCTCACCTCTAGACTGGGCTACAAAGGCTGTAGCTCTCTTTGACGAGTACAAGGCTGACTCGCTGCTAGTCGAGGTCAATCAGGGCGGAGATATGGTCAGCGCAGTCCTCAAACAGGTCAGACCTGTACTGCCTATACGAGAGATACGAGCTCATGTGGGTAAGAAACTCAGAGCAGAGCCTGTCGCTGCTATGTATGAGCAGGGTCGTATCCACCATGTCGGTATCTTCCACAAATTAGAGGATCAGATGACTACATGGACACCGGCAGACCCGACATCTCCTGACAGACTAGATGCGATGGTGCAAGCGTTCTCTGATCTGCTCGGTACATCATCCATCAGCAACTACTTCAACTCTCTAGCAAATGTCTGCCCTAGCTGTGGGATGCCTAATCCAAAGTCAATGCATCTCTGCATGAAGTGTGGAACTGCTATCATCGTGGCTACGCTCAAGACCGGAGGACTATAGATGGCTGTCAGTTTCAACTTCACCGGCGAGTATGCGATAGACCAGGGTGCAGATTGGTACGCGACCTTCATCTACAAACAGCCAGCCGAGATTACAAACATCTCAGGTAATGGCACTACTGTGACTGTCACGGCAGACAACGGCTTCACTCCTGGACAGACAGTATCCATAGATGGAGTCATCCCACCTATCTACAACCTACAAAATGTCACCATCGCTACAGCAACAGCCTCATCTTTCACCATCACAAACGGAGCTACAGGCACATACATCTCAGGAGGACTCGCTACATCGGCGGTCAATCTGACAGGTGCTACGGCTGCACTTCAACTACGCTCTCTACCATCATCTCCTGATGCGGTGCTCTCTCTAGCCACAGGCGGAAACGGCATCACCATCACAGGCGCAGCAGGTCAGGTGGACACACACGCAACAGCTACACAGACACGAGGAATAGACCCAGGGATGTACTACTACGATCTCGAAATCACATCGAGTGGCATCGTCACCCGACTAGCTCAGGGACAGGCAGAAGTATCTGCGGAGGTGACTCGGTAATGGCTGACGATGTAGTTATCATCAAACCTACGAACGCAATCGTAGAAATCACAGCACCTGGGCCACAGGGAGTAGCCGCATCTGCTCAGATTTTCTACACCCACACGCAGAACACACCCTCGGCGGTATGGACTATCAACCATAACCTCGGAGGCAATCCCACCGCAGTCGTACTTGACTCGGCAGGGACACAATGCGAAGGCACTTTCAGTTATCCTACTGTCAATCAGATGGTGATTACCTTCACGGCAGCGTTTAGCGGCGTTGCATATGTGATCTAGAGGAGAAAATATGTCACGCAAGTTTCTAGTCGGAATCGACCTAAACAAGAACGAGCTATCCAATGCGGTGATTCAGAATCTCGCATCCGCACCTAGTAGCCCTGTCGCCGGTCAGATTTATTTCAACACAGGCGATGGAGAGATTTACTACTACGATGGCACAGCATGGGTATCTGTACTCAATGAGTCTGAGGTCATCTCAGGTCTATATGCAAACATCCCTGCAGCAGGAACAGCAGGTCGTTTGTTCTTCGCTACCGACCAACAGATCATGTACTTTGACACAGGATCAGCATGGCTACAGGTTTCCAACTTTGGCTCAGTCACAGCTCAGACCACCTATGGTGCTACTAGCGGTAGTGGCTCTGCTACGACATACTCTCGATCTGACCACACTCACGGCACACCATCTCTGACCAACACCACACCAACAGCACTCGCTATCGGTGGTGCAGGTGCAGTAGGTACAGGCACAGCTCCTGCTCGTGATGACCACGCTCACGCGATGCCATCCTTCGGCAATGTCACCGCAGAAACAACATTCGGCGGCTCATCTGCAAACGGCACAGGTACATCTGTCGCTCGCAATGACCACACACACGGCACACCGGTACATGACAACACAGCGCACTCCGCTATCAACCTCAATGCGCTCGCTACACCTACTGCCGATCTCAATCTCAACAACTACAAAATCACCAACCTCGCGACACCTACAGCATCTACTGATGCAGCCACAAAGGGCTATGTAGATGGCGTAGCTGAGGGTCTGCACATCCACGCTGCCTCATATGCGGCTACTACTGCGAACCTCAACGCGACATACAGCAATGGCACATCAGGTGTCGGAGCTACTCTGACAAATGCAGGAGCGAACGCTGCCTTCACTACAGATGGCGTATCACCTGCACTCAACGCTCGTATTTTGGTCAGACTACAGACCTCACAGGCGCAGAATGGTATCTATGTACTGACCACAGTAGGAGATGGCTCTACCCCCTGGGTACTGACTCGTGCTACAGACTTTGATACTGCTGCAGAAATGTCCGGTGGTGATTTCACCTTCGTAGATGCAGGATCGACACTCGCTAACACAGGATGGGTCAGCGTAGATGAGGTCAATACAGTCGGTACTGATCCTGTCGTATTCCAACAGTTCTCAGGTGCAGGTACATACACAGCATCTGATGGTGTACTGCTCACAGGCACAAACTTCACAGGCGTAGTCGTAGCATCAGGTGGTCTATCAGTAGGCGCATCAGGCTTCGAGCTAGATACCACTATCGCAGTACGCAAGTACGCAGCAAATGTCGGAGATGGCACGAATACCTCCTACACCATCAGCCATAATCTCAACACGAAGGATGTTATAGTCAGCGTGTATGACAACAGCAGCCCATATGCCGAGGTCATCTGCGATGTACAGCACACATCCACAACGGCTATCACGCTGTTGTTCTCTGTAGCTCCTACATCAAATCAATATCGAGTAGTAGTCCACGCGTAGTAGCAAGAGAAGGAGATACACATGGGTCTGCGTGACCGTATCGCCAGAGCACTCGTAGGTGATATAGAGAAAGCACCTCGCCTTCCTGCAGGATCAGTCACTATGACTGAGCAGGAGATGAGACAAGGTGGACTTGCCATGCAACAGACATATGGCAATAGTGTGGCTCTGCCACGCGCTCCGTTTTCAGCTAATGTCCCCTTCGGCCCTGGTCTGCCTATCATCCCAGGAGCTATCAACCCGATAGACCCTGAAACTGGCAGACCTATGCCACGCCGCTACGAGTACCAAGTAGCGCAGAACATCAACATCACGGAAACACGCCTTGTACCTTTCAAGACTCTACGCGCTGCTGCAGATCAGATAGATATCCTCCGCCGATGCATCGAGGTCACTAAGTCCAAACTGACCGGACTTGAGTGGGACATCGTGCTCGGTCAGGATGCATCCGAGAAAATCGTGGCAGAAATCGGTGGCGACCATGTGCGAGCTATGGCTCAGGCGCGTGACAAGTTTACCGAGGAAATCAACAGAGTCCGATCCTTCTGGGAGAACCCAGATCGAGCTAATGGACTGACCTGGACAGACTGGCTCATGATTGCAGCCGAGGAAGTCCTAGTCATAGATGCATGGGCTGTCTATCCACAGCCATCAGTCGGTGGCGACCTCTACGGCTTCCAGATACTAGACGGCTCGACTATCAAGCCACTCATAGATGACCGAGGTATGCGACCTCTGCCACCTAACGCGGCATATCAACAGATACTTTATGGCTTCCCACGCTCAGAGTTTTCAGCTAACGATGATGACCCAAAGGCAGACGGCGAGTTCACCGCAGACGATCTCGCATATATGGTGCGCAATCGCCGGTCTATCTCTGTCTATGGCTTCTCTCCTGTAGAACGAGCCCTACCTCTAGCTGATATCTACCTACGCAGACAGCAATGGCTACGAGCTGAGTACACCGATGGTGTCCTCCCTGAGCTCATGTTCACTACAGACGAGGACTGGGGCAACAATCCTGATCTCCTACGCGCCTACGAGAACATCCTCAATGACGATCTAGCCGGTCAGACAGAGCAGCGCAAGCGCGCTCGCCTACTACCCAAAGGTCTAGCTCCTGTAGTCAATGAAGGCTATGGCGAGAAGTTCAAAGACACACTAGATGACTACCTCATCACCTCGATCTGCGGTCACTTCGGTGTCCAGCCAGCCGAGATTGGCTTCGCCCCTAAAGGCGGTCTAGGCGGAGCAGGATTCGAGGAGGGCAGAGCTGAAACAGCCGAGGCTCTCGGTATCCAGCCTCTCGCTAACTGGATCAGCAAGATGGTCACTAACCTCAGCTACACATACCTCGGTATGCCACGCGAACTAGAGTTCAAACTGATGACCTCGAAGCGCATGGATAACGAGTCAAGTGCTCGCAAGGCTCAGATAGAGGTCACATCTGCAGGTAAGACCATCAACGAGCGCAGATCAGAGCTAGGACTTCCACTCCTGGATACTCCACAGGCCGATATGCCTATGCTCGTGACCGGCGCAGACATCTTCCTGTTCTCTCCAGATGGCATCATCAACGCCAAAGAGGTCGTTTCAGCTCCGACACTAGAAGGTACAGATGCCACACCGACCACACCCACTACTCCTGATACAGCCGATGAGACACCTGAGCAAGAGGCAGTCCCGACTGACGATGATGAGATTGGTGAGGAGACTCGTACTGAGGTCAAAGCGTTCATGAAGTGGGCATCAAAGGGCAGGAGAGCCCGACTATTCGAGTTCAAAGCCCTAGACCCTATCGT